TCAGGAAGGTATGGAAGGTTCTCGTGCTGATATTGCTGATTTCAGTGTAAATAACAATTCAGTTAAATTTGACAAAAATGAAAAATTGATTGAACTCTTAGAAAATCTTAATAAGACACTTTCTAATTTCAATAAAGAACAGACTCCTGTTCAAACACAATCAAAGGAAGGAGGAACAAATAACAAAATGACAAAATTTGAAGAGTTACTTGCCAAATATGGTAAGACTGCTGAAGATGTAACATTCGACTATACAGAAATGTCAGATGAGGAACTTGAAGCAAAATTCGCTGAGATGTTCGATGATGACAATTCAGAAGGAGATAATTCAGGTAACGGAGAATCTGGTGAGCCTTCCAATGATGGAGAAGGTAATGGCGAAGGAGCTTCTGATCCAGATGGGAATGAAGGTGAAAGTCAGACTTTTGAAAAGATTGTTCGTACATATGAGATTTCTCATGAAGATACAAGATATGCACTCTATAATCTGTTAGCACCATATGAAGAGTCAGATAATGATTATTACTATATCTCAAATGTATTTGATTCTTATTTTGTATACGAGGGTTGGTGTACTGACAAAATTTACCGACAGAACTATACAAAAGATGGAGATAATGTTTCATTTGATGGTGAGCGTATAGAATTATTCCGTGAGCTTTTGACAGCAAGTGAGAAAGCTGAACTTGAATCCATGCGTTCTAATTACGCTGCCCTTAAGGAGTTTAAAGAGACAGCAGAAAAGAATGAACTTCATGCACAAAAAGAAGCTATTATCAATGCTGATAACTATTCTGTTCTTACAGAGAAAGATTCAGAAGGAAAT